TCAAGCACCGTCATATTGATACCCCATGCCCCGGCGGGTTCGGATCATTCCTGGCACACCCAGTGCCTCCAGCTTGCCTCGTAGACGGGTGACATTGACGCTGAGGGTATTGTCATCAATATAGATCTGACTGTCCCACAGAGCCTCAATCAGATCAGCCCGGGAGACAATCTCTCCGGCGTGGGTCATCAAATGGGCCAGAATTCTCAGCTCATTGCGGCTAAGCTCTGCCGTCCTCCCATCTGCGGATACCATCCCTCTGGTGAGGGACAGCCGCAGGCCACCGGCTTCCACCACATCCGGTTCCGCCGGTCCGCCTCCGCGCCGCAGCACCGCTTTGACCCGGGCCAGCAGAATGGGGATATTGTACGGCTTGGTGATATAGTCATCCCCTCCCAGGCTCAGGGCCCGCAGCTCATCCATCGTGGAATTTCGGCTGGTGACTAAGATGATGGGAACCCCACAGGTCTTCCGCAGGTCCGCACACAGGGAGAAGCCATCCCGGCCGGGCAAGCCCAAATCCAGCAGAACCAGGTTCGCGCCAAAGGCCCGCACCTGCGCCACCACCTCCGTAAACTCTGTTATCGCCTGGACCTGATACCCCTCATTTTCCAGCAAGAGAACCAGCTCCTCCCGCATGGCGGGATCGTCTTCTACAATCGTAATCTTTTGCATCTCTGAAACCGCCTTGGCAAAGAAAGTTGAGAAAATAGCAAAAAGTCCTGAACCAAATGGTTTCAGGACTTTCTGGAGCTGCTGGGCGGATTTGAACCGCCGACCTCATCCTTACCAAAGAAAGGAAGAGGATTCCTGACACCGGTTGATAAGTATTCTACCTTTATTTTCAGCCATTTTCAACTGTTTTTCCGATGGAGAAACAATCGTAGACGTTTAAGAACAGAAACGGTTACTAACAAATCACTAACACTTAGCAGGACCTTATTTTTCTCATTACTCCTTCATATACACGGGGATTAACAGTATGCAATGTGTCCATAAGGTCATCTATTATTTCCCATACAGCGTCCGGGTCCCTATTCTTCACCTCACAGAGGAAATCACTTTCCCCCCAGCGGGGAGGATCTGGGGAAGTAGAATGCCCTCCATCATAAGCAATAGGAACCGCCTTTCCTTCCTCCCGATCCATGCAGTCCCGGATAGTATAAAGGTTTGCCAGCTTGGCATAAGCCGGGTAGCTACTCTCCCCATACTCCAAACGGGCAATTTCAATATCTATTTCCTTGCGGTCAAGCATGGGGGCACCCCCTTACGCTTTCTCCAGCTGCTCCATAGCCCGGCGCAGGATTTCCTTTTCTCTTTCGTTGGCACCACTCATCATATCCTCAATCTGGTCCATCATGTGTTCTTTAGCATCGGTGCGGGAATACATGCGTCCATCCCGGCTATACCGGCCCATGGAATCCCGTTTCCGGCCACGGTAGCTGGAGCCTCGTCCATAGGTGCCGCGCATATCGGCCTCCCAGTCACCAGCCCGGCTGTAATCGCCGTGTTCCTCCAGCATCTCAATCTTGTCCAGGTTTTTAATGGTATCAGTCAGCTTGTGGACGATCTCCAGGTCTCCGGCGCCCAACTCGCCCTTGCGAGCAATTTCCTTCAGCTCTTCACAGAGCTTTTCTTTCAGTTCATGCATATACATATTGACTCTCCTTTCAGGCCACACGCTCAACGATTAGGTTAGCATTTTCAACCTCAATCGTCTCTGTGCTGGTATTTTTGACTGCCACAGTCACACAGCAGCCACGGGGAACCTCAATAAAGGCTGCAGCAAACACGTTGAAAAACTCGTCCACCGCAGCAGGGGTCACAATAGCAGTGGCGCTGCCCAATGCTTCACCTTCCACCGCAATAGCAATAGAGATAGGTCCAACTGCGCCGCCTGTGGGAATGGCAATATTGCCGCCAAATACAACTTTGTAACGGGCTCGGCATTGATTTGTCATACCGCGCAAGGTAACGATGCCAGAACCATCTCTATGTACAACACAATTAGATCCGCTCACGGGGGTCTCTGTAAATACGACATTCTGTCCCGCAGCCACTTGCTGCACAAATACGCCAGTAAATTCAGCCATAAGATCATTCCTTTCAAAAAAGATAGCGGCGAGGCTATTGCCCCGCCGCGCTTGTTCCAAAATCGGCACGGGGCCGAACATTCCGGTCATGCCGGAAAGTTGATGTATTAGGTTTTAGCAGCCGCAGCCACAGGGATTACACCCACAACCGGCATAAGGATTCGGGACCTGATAGGCCGGAACGGGCATGGGGTTGATGCGTCGGATCAGCTCATTGGTCTGCGCATCCAGAGTCGCTGTCAAATAGCTGTTCTGATTAGCCTGAGAGGCAGCCAGTTTCAGAGACTGGTTCTCGGCTTGCAGCGTTGTAATCTTGTCCTGGGTCAAGAAGTCAAGAATGGCTCGGCTGTTCGCATTGGCATTGTCAATGATATCCCTGGTGCTGTTCTGGATAGTGTTTCGAGTATCGCATGCCTGGGTGGCCATGTTATAATTCACACCATCAATAGCGCGCTGGGTATCGCAGCAACACTGAGCCATCTGTGCCCCCAAAGCATTAAAGCCCTGCTGCGTCTGATAACCAAGAGTACAAACGGCATTATCAACGCCATGGAATCCGTTACTCACTGCATCACGAATGGAATTCTGTCCATTCTGTAAACCATTCAGAGCAAAGCCTTCGTTGATGTCGGCGCGAGTAGCCCAGCCCTGAAAGCCAGGGCCATTGGTACCACCGTTACCGCCAAAACCGCCACCGAAACCGTTCCCCCAGCCAAACATGCCGAAGATCAGAAACAGGATAATCCAGGAGGCCCAATCTCCACCCCACATGGAATTACCATAACCGCCGCCCTGATAGGCAGGAGTTACTGGCATGGTCATCACAGTATTGTCCGAAGAAAGACTCATTGTTTTTTCTCCTTTGTAAATTTATTTTCAAAACCCGGCCGGGATTTTGATTATATTTATTTCCCAAACATCCCCCGCATCCCCTCGAACATCCCTCGCATTTGCTGAGCCTGTTTCTGGGCTGCATCCAGTTGGGATTGGGTGAGTTTGCCACTGGACACCAATTCGTTGATCATAGCGTTTGGGTCCTTGCCTTTCATTTGATTCATGAACTGCTGAAACTGCTGCATCATATTGGATTGGCTATTCCCTCCACCAAGAACTTGAAAAATCGGATTAGGCATTACTCTCGTCCTCCTTAGCTCCCTGCTCTTTTGCAGGTTGTTTCTGCGCTGTCAGAGCGTCCAAGCGGGCAGCCAGAGCGGCTAATTCCTCTTTGGTGGCAAACTGAACAGACGATTCCTGCACGGATTGTGAGGCTTTCTTTGCCCCCGTACGTTCGGTATAATCAAATACTCGAAGAGGCAGGGGCATCCCTGACGCATCAGTTGATTTGATATAAAACGTGGAGTTTTCACTGTCCATCAGCAAACGGCTTTCTCCTGGTGCAACTAAATACCCTTTTGCCCCTTCTTCCCCTTGCACCCAGATAATTCCATTTCCAGCTGTGTTTCCCTGTGGCGGAACAGGTTGTCCCTGCATAGGAGCTTGGAACGGCTGTTGTCCACGAAGCTGCGCAAGATGATCCGGCGCAGGTGGCGGATAATATGGAGACTGATAGCTTGGATAATATTGATAAGCCATTTTTGTTATCCTTTCTCCCAAAAATATAAAACGATTTCATTTCCACTATCCCAAGTATCGTAAATGGTGCCGTCCTGCACGCAAACGACATGTCCAGATAGGGCAAGAATGTAGGTCCCTTCGGGATTCCTGTCTGCAAAGGAATTTACCGTTGTATCTTCTTCTGCCAGATTTCTTCGGTATCCATGTTTTCTGAGGTATGCCCCCCAAACATGATTTGCCGATGGCATATCTCCCATTTGATACCCTTGTAGCACAACTCCGATATATGTTTTTTCCCAGCTCTGTCCTAACGCTTTTGACAAAGCTCTTATTGTGCAATCCCCAACGTTTTTCTTCTCTGGATTTGGGTTGTAATAAACAAACATAAAACCACCTAAATAAAAAAGGATACAGTCCGCGCCTATTGGCCAGTGGTTATTTCCACTATTCACTGCATCCTCCTTTAATTTTTATTTTATTGCATTCCTTCCTATAAGATGTTCATCCTAAATACAGTAAAAGCACAAAAAAAGACCACCCAAAGGGGTGGTCAAAGTACATGGGAAATTTTCCGAAGTGATTCCCTGTGCTTCTCTTTAATTGTACGTTCAGAAAATCCAAGAGAATCACCGATATATCGGAAATCCTTTCTCTGAACATAATGCATCCTCAAAATGGCTTTATCCTCATCGTTCAGCGTGCATCGTGCTAAAACCGAATCAAATTCAGATACAAGAGGAATCTCTTTCAATGCTCGTCTTGTTTCAATGTGTCCTGGGGTTGAATTTTGTTTCTGTGCCAGTAAATCGAAGAGGATTAAACATAATGCTTTACACTCTTCTAATTCGTTTACTGTTCCTTCTGGAATCTTCATAAACCAAACTCCTCCATTTTCTGGTTAAAGAGGACTAACAGTTGACATATTTACAAATATGAATTATTCTTTGTATAAAGGGGATGATCATTATACAAGATAAAATACAAGGAACACCAGCTGCTCTCCATGAATCATTAAAGAAAGCAACAGCAAGTATGTTGTTTCTGTTATTGTTGCGCAAAAAATCTATGTATATTTGTGAAATTATGTCAGCTATTTTGAAAATGAGCGGCGGAAAAATCTCTTTTACTGCGCTATACAATTTATCCAATAAACTTCAAAAATTTGGTTTTGTACGTGTTTCCTCTAAAAAAGTGAACGAAGATAACAAAATCCGCGTATACTTGTCAATTACAGAAACAGGATTAGATTATCTTTCGGACTGTATCGCATCGTACAAGGATTTTACACATGATATGGATGAAATACTTTCAACTGACGACGTAAAATAACCCCTCTGGAAATATCCCAGAGGGGTTATCCATTTACCTCTGAGCAAACATAATTTACAGTAATCCTTTTCGCCCCAGTACCGCAATCACCTCATCCCGTTTCATGGGCCGCTCCGGGCTGGTACCGTCCACGATGCCGGCCGCGGTAGCCTCGGCCCAGTGCCCCTCCTCCCGGCTCCAGCTGGGCTCCGGGATGGTCTTGGCGTGGATCTCTGCTTTCTGCATGAGCTGGTAGGCTTGTTCGTTGGTCATTTCAGAGATCAATTTTGCGATATCCATAGGTTCCTCCTCTCCTTCCAGCCGCCGGTTGACCTCGGCAGCAATCTCTCCGTGCCGGTTGTATAGATAATCCCCAGGGCAGGCCTTGGCGGCGAACCACCGGTGAACCGTCATATTCTGCTTGTCCACCTGGCCGATCATGGATTTATCCCCTCTCCACAGCAATTTCTTGATGCCATTTCGCCGACAGATGTCCGTCAGCAGGTTCAGCAGCGCGGAATAGGCTTTGTCCGATACCGGCCAATCCGGTGCCCCGCCATTGTTGGCCACCTCAATGGTAATGGCCCGATGATCGTTGGCGGCATTGGAGGTACACCAGGACCGGTTGGCCTCGTCCACATACAGGGCAATTCTCCCATCGCTTCCAATGCCGTAGTTGCTGCTGGCCTTGCGGGCCGGGTCGGCAAACAAGGCCCCGCAAGTCTCCACGCTGGCATTGCCTGCCATGCAGTGAATGGAAACGGTGTCAATCACGTGGTTGCGCCGGCCGGAATGGTTGGGGGATAGTTTGGTGTAGGTCACAAGAGGGCTGTTACTCATCTTTATCTTCCCCTTTTCCGTTGGTCATCTCGTCCAGCATAGATTCTGGAATATCATCTTCTGGATGTACAACAGACAGAGGAGCATTCTTTTCTTCCATAGGAATCCCCCTTTTACTTAAAAAGATCCGCCAAGGTCTTTGTCTTAGACTTCATGTAGGAACGCTGGATATCATTCCACTCGTTCATTTCCTTTTCCCAGCCGGTCCAGCCCTGCTGCTGCGCATACATGCGAGAGGCGATATCTACGTCCACGCCCTCTTTCTCGCTGATCGCCTTAATTGCCATGCGATTCTGATAAAAACGATTTGCCAT